CAAAGAGAAAGAGCCGCCCGACAAGCGGACGGCTCCGGATGATGCTCCCGCCTACTACCATCCTCCAGTGAAAGCGATCCAAGAGGCGGCGGAGCGGATCAGGGAGGGGCGCATGGAGTACGCAGCAGAAGCACTCACTCACCGCTCCGATCCAAAAGAGCCTCGACAGCCTTGAAGGCGTAGGCCCTCGCGACTACTGACGTCGCATAATAAGTTTCCCGGCAGACGGCAACAATCGCCGCCTTCTGAGCCTCGGTGAACCCGGCGTCAACG